TATAAAAAATGGGTTGAGATAATCAAGGATTTCAAACAGGCAAAGAAGAACGGATCAGACATTTTCAAAAGTTCTGACGTTGGAATCCTCGAAAGATATTGCATTAATTACTCGATGTGGATTGAAGAACTCGGAAGGCTCAGAAGAACTAGAAAGGTTATCGACAAAAGGGACATACGTAAATCAATACGCGATACCCAAAAGGAAATGAGAGCCGATGAAGACCGACTTTTGTTGAATATATTGGCCAAAATAAAGAACGTACCACAACGAGAAAAGAAAAAATCCAAGAACCAATTGGAGGAAGATTATGATATATGAACCTAGAAGACGCGCGGACACAAGCTGAAACAACAGTCGAAGAACTCGCCCAATATTGCGAAGATGTAATATCCGGGAACATAACAGCTTGCCAAAAGCATAAATGGGCATGTGAAAGATTTGTAAAAGACTTAACCAGGGAGGGCCAAAAGGACTTTCCTTATTTTTTTGACATAGGCAAGGCGAATAAATTCCTAAGCTGGATGCCATTTTTTAGGCATACAAAAGGGCCGCTTGCTGGCGAACGCAAGATTCCTGAACTTATAGAAAAGTTTATCTTTGGCAATGTCTATGGTTGGTCGCACAATATAACAGGATACCGGAGATTCCGCAAATTCTATTGGCAAGTCGGCAGAAAGAACGCTAAATCCCAAGACCTCGCAATGGTCGGCCTTTATGAAATGTCTGCTTTCAAAGAGCCTTATTCCGAGGTTTATATAGCAGCTACAAAGAAAGATCAGACCCGTTATGTGTGGGGCGAAGCTCGGGCAATATCGGCGGCGTGTCCTGAACTAAAAGGTAAGATATTCACGAAGTTCCACGACGACCTTATGACAAAGGTTATCATGCACCCCAAAAGCAATTCCTATTTCGCAAGGATGACCGAAGAGGATAAACGAAAGGGTGACGGTAGTAATCCTCAAGCTGGCCTACTTGACGAATACCACGCCCACCCCACGTCCGAGTATTACGACATACTTACATCCGGTATGAAAATGCGTAAACAGCCCCTACTCGGAATCATTACAACCGCGGGCTTTGAACTAAATCATCCATGCTACCGCGAGGAATATACTTATGTCTCGAGCATCTTGGATCCGGATAACGAGATAGATAATGACCGCTATTTTGTAATGATAAACGAGCTAGACATGGACGAGGAAGGAAATTTACTTGACAACATTGCGGATGAGTCTATTTGGGTCAAGGCAAATCCAATCGTCTGCAAAATGCCCGAAGGCGTTGAATCAATTCGCGATGAGTTAAAGGTGGCGCAAGATAAACCCGAGAAGATGCGCGACTACTTAACGAAGACGTTGGATATTTGGGTTAATCAAAGGGCTTGCGGTTACATGAACCTAGGCAAATGGAAAGCGTGCGCTGCATCAAAAGAAAATCCTATGCCTGACATTGCCGGACTTGATGCAACACTTGGATTTGACCTATCGGTAGTAATAGACCTTACGAGCATTGGCATTGAAATCCCCTTGCCCGATGAGAGAATAGCGGTTTTCTCCCATTCGTTTATGCCCGAAGAAACACTTTTTGCCAAAATGAAATCAGACAAGATCCCCTATGACAAATGGGTAAAAGATGGATGGATCACTCTTACCAAGGGTGCTTCGGTCGACTACAAGGAAATGATGAAGTGGGCGGCTGAATGGATAGAGAAACACAAGGTAATTGAAAAAGAATTATGCTTTGATAGATACTTGGCTAATAGACTGATGCCTGAGTTAATCGAAGATGGACACAAGGTAATTGACATACCACAAGGTATTCCAACACTTGGGGAACCAACAAAAGATTTCAGGGTTAAGGTTTATGACAAGAAAATAATCCATGAAAATAACCCTGTCCTTAATTGGGCCATGGGAAACGCAGTAACGACCGGCGGAAGTAAGGTGGGCATAACCGAAAAAGGGGATAAGAATGAAAACTTTATGCTCGATAAGTCCAGGAGCATACAAAGGATTGACCCCGCTGCGTCATTGATGAATTCGCATGTTAGGATTTGGCTGAATGAAAAGGGTAAGAGAGCATGCCCATACAACGAAAACCGGGGAATAATCATGCTGTAAAACTCCATAAAGGTGGTGAAAACTTGAAAATAAATCTATTTAAACGGCAATTCGAGATAAGAATGGGAAAAATCGTTGAAAGCCTTCCGAGACCTTATGACGAGGACAATTGGAGGGCCTTTTTAACGGGCAAAGGATACGCTGTCTCAGCAACAACAGCCTTAAATGTTGCAGTGGTCATTCGCTGCGTGGATGTCGTGGCTAAGACAATGGCAAGCCTTGGCTGTCACCTTCAAAAAGAAACTGAGCAAGGAAAATCCAAGGCGACAAACCACCCCTTATACAAAATGCTCCGAATGCTACCAAACCCCAAGACCACAGCTTACGAATTTTGGCACATGTATATTGCCAACCTCATGTTATCCTGGGGAGCCTTTGCTAAGATCGAACGGGACCAAAACGGATTTATTATCGGGCTTTGGAATATTCCAACTTGCCGTGTATTCCAGAATTGGAACCAAGTCACCATTGAAAATTATATCGACGTGACATGGAGTAACGGAAAACAAGAACGCCTTTATGAAGGCGAGTATATGTATACCCCTGGCTTTCGTTGCCGTGATGAAACGCTCCCCGAAGATGCCATAAAAATAGCGAGTGATGTTCTTGGCCTGACGTTGGCGCTAAACGGATACGCCAGAGACTTTTTCGAGAACGGGTCTAACATGGGTGGATTCATTGAATATCCTACGGGCATTAATACCGAAGCGTTTAACAGGTTTAAGGAGGATTGGCAGAAAACATATGCCGGCGTAACAAACCAACACAAATGGGCGATCCTTGAAGGCGGATTTAAAGCCAACAAAATGGACAGCAACCCCACAGACGCGCAAGCCCTTGAATCTCGCAAAATGCAGATTGAAGAAGTATGCCGGATATGGGGAGTGCCGCCGCATAAGGTTTTCATGCTCGACAAGATGACCTTTAACAACGTGGAGCAAATCAACATTGAGTATGTGCAAGAGTGCCTTAACCCGATGGCCGAACGCCTAGAACAAACGATTTACAAGGACCTACTCAACGGTAAAGAACAGAACAGGTTATCCGCAAACTTTGCCACCAATAAACTACTTAAGGGTGACATTGCCGCGAGGACAGCATACTACCACAACGCCCGACAAGATGGCTGGATGAATGCCAACGAGATCCGTGACCTTGAGGAAATGAATAGAATTACAGACGAAGAAGGCGGCAATATTTACGCTATTAATGGCAACATGATCCCAATAACCGCTATTCCACTTAACCTACCAAAGGGAGCACAGAAAGGAGGCGCACCAAACAATGCCGGAAACGCTTGATAACATATTAGAACACCGAGCAATAAATGGATTCGAAATTCGTGTGGCTGAAGATGGCAAAAAATATATCGAAGGCTATGCGATAAAGTGGGAACAGTTGTCCGTACCTATTGGCTACTACTACAAATTTCGTGAGAAATTTCAAAGCGGAGCCTTTGATGATTACCTAATGGCTGGCAATGATACGAAATTTCTAGTTGACCATGACACCGGAAAGATACTTGGAAGATCGGCAAAGGGAACATTGAGTATCGAATCAGACAGTGCAGGATTGAAATATAGCCTAGAGATACCGCCTACAACCTTGGGAAATGACGCCTATGAGGATGTTAGGACCGGAAATAAAGAATATATTTCCGTCGGATTCAAGATGTTGTCCGAACTTTGGGACGAGTCTGACGAAACAAACGTAATGAGAACCGTTGTAAAAGCAAATCTTCCCGAAATCTCTCTTACAGCTTGGCCTGCTTACGAGCAGACAACGGCAAGCGCCCGAAGCATAGATGACGCATACAAGGAATACAGGGCGGCAAATCAGCCGGAGCCTGTTACTAATGGCGGATCTAGTGATGGCCAAGCCGACAAGATGGATGAGCAGAGAAAGGAATTCCATAATCTCAAAAACAAAATTTATCAAACATACGAGGAGGATAAATAGCATGGCATTAGATGGCAAAAAAATTATCGAACTGAAGCAAGAGCGGGCAACGCTTGTAACCTCTATTCGCTCATTGATGACCGAGTACGAAGGCAAGGAAATGGAACAGGAGAAACGTGACGAACTCGGCAGGATGGAAACCCGCTTCGATGCGCTGAACGCCGATATTATCCGCGAAGAAAGGCAACTGGAACGAGAAAGGGTTATCGGCGAAGCGCAAAACCAAGAACGAGGAACGCAAGGAAATGGGTCTGACGCAGAAAAAGAAATCCGATCAGCATTTTGCAGATACATTACCGAGGGAACCGGACAAGCAATGGCTGAATATCGCGCCTTGGCGCAGGACAACCCCACTCAGGCCGGGTACCTTGTTGCACCTGAACAATTCGTCGGTGAGCTCATAAAAGAGCTTGCAGACGCCACCTTTATGCGGCAAAAAGCAAGAGTATTGCCTCCACTTAAGGGAGCCCAATCACTCGGCTATCCAACCAGAACAGCGGGCATGAGCTCTTTTGCATGGGGCGCAGAAATTGAAGCACCTACAGCAGACACGACCCTTGCCTTTGGGAAAAGAGAATTTAAACCGCACCCAGGAACGTCCGAAATCCTTATCTCCAAAACATTAATCCGCAACGTAGCTAATGCCGACGCCCTTGTAAGGTCTGAAATTGCAGAGGAAATTTCTGCCCAGTATGAAACTGCATATATGACAGGTGACGGAGCAAACAAACCGCTTGGCTTGTTTGTTGCATCCGTTGATGGAATCACAACCGCGCGCGACGTGTCAACAGGAAACACCGCTACTGAAATTAAATTCGACGGACTCTTCGAAGCTAAATACGCAGTTAAAGACAAATATCAAGCTGGCTGCGAGTGGATTTTCCACCGCACGGGCATTAAACAAATTGCCAAGCTGAAAGATGCTACCGGTCAGTATATCTGGCAAGCCTCCGTAGTCGCCGGAACCCCGGATATGCTCTTAGGTAAGCCGGTAAATAGCTCGGAATATGCGCCAAGCACCTTTACCGCAAGTCAATATGTCGGCATTTACGGCAATCTGAAAAATTACTGGATCGTTGACAGTCTGGCAATGGAAATCCAAGCCTTGTTTGAGCTTTATGCCCGTACTAATCAAGTTGACTACATTACTCGGCTTGAAACAGACGGTGCCCCTATAATGCCTGCAGCTTTCGCCCGTGTAAAACTTGGATCATAATCCACGGCGGCCATCGTGCCGCTTTATTAATTAAATTGGAGGTAAAAACAATGATTGAATCCATCCTTAAGAATTGCCAAATATCAAAGAGCTTTGGATACCAAGCTGCAAGCGCGACGGACGTAGACGCAGCGACGGAACTTGATTTAGCGTCCGCAACAGAGGGAACATTCGAAAGTGTTTGCTTTATTGCGGTATTTTCGACCGTTACAACTGGCTCGGTCTGCACACTGAAGGCATACGCCGGGGATGTCTCAGGCCTTGGCAGCGGAGCCGCCTACGCAACGACAACCGCAACTGTCACAGCATCAGGAACGGATACGAATGACAATATCCTTGTGTTGGATGTTGTTAAACCTGGCAAGCGTTATATCCGGCCGGTGTTAGCGATTGACACCGCAAATGCTGCGCTTGATTGCATCATTGCGATCCGGTACAACGGCAGACTTAAGCCGACAACGGAATTAACTGCCCTTGCTGACGGAGCGGTATCCGTAAACATGGCGTAGAAAAATGGAGCGGTTAATCCGCTCCTTAACTTTTAACAGGAGGTAAGAAAATGGCAATAAGAGACGGCTTTGTAGTAGACGACCCCATAGGCCAAAACAACGCAGATAATGACTTTGACTCTAGCCTTGTAACAGCGAACGCCGATGGGAGCGCATTAGAAAGACTAGAAGCAATAAAGGATCAAGTTTCGGCAATAACCACCGGAGAAATCGTCATTCAAGGCGTTGTAGACGCCGCAGTATCCAGCACGACCGTCATCCCAATAGCAAGCCTTGCCGGATACGGCAATGATTTTTTCAACAATCAATTTTACATGCAAGTATTGGTCAACGCCAACAGCGCAGGCAACGCGCCCGAGAAACAAACCCGCAAAATCACGGATTATGTCAGCACAACCGGAACCTTTACTTGTGACGCCTTCGGCTCTGCAGTACAAGCCTCTGACATATGCTTAATCCTGCATGAGTCGCAAGTGGCAATAGGCAGCGACAATGCAGACAACGTATATGACAGCTCTACTGTGGCAGCCAACGCCGCAGGGTCAATCCTAGAACGCCTAGAGGATTTGAAGGACAGGATTGATGCGATAGACGACTACGTAGATGCCGAAGTCGCGGCCATTAAGGTCGTCACGGATGTTATCCCAGATGCCGGGGCACTAACAACTATCTCTAGCAAAATTGACACCATTGACAACTACATCGACGGTGCAAATCTCGAAAAAATGAGCAGCGCAGCCGATGGCGGAACCCACGCATACCCTGACAGCGTGGCACAAGACTCGGCATTTGCCTATATTATGGCAAAAGGCGATCCTGCGGTAATAACCACTTTT